CGCCCAGTCAAATCTGACATCCAGCAGCCTGGCTACGCTGGTGAGCGCATCCGGCAGCCTGGCACAGCTTTGTGCGGCCCGCGGCTATGTTGAACGGTCCATCAACAATCTGGACGGCGCGGGGACCTGATGCAGGTCATCATCGTGAATGGAGGGACTCTCTTTCAGATCGCGGCGCAGTATCTGCAGGATGCCACGCAATGGGTCAGGATCGCGCAGCTGAATGGCATCAGCGATCCCTGGCTGGACGGCCTGCAGGCGTTGACTTTGCCGGATGTGGATGCCTCGGCGGGAGGCGGTGTTGGGAAGCAGTAATGTTCGCACGCCGAGCATACTGGTTTTGGCAGATGGGTCCCCGGTGCCAGGAATTCTTGATGTAGAGGTTGACAGCAATTCGTATCAGTCGGCGAACCGCTATCGCGTCCGTGCTTCGCTGACCGCATCCGGTTACGACGTTTGGGCCGCTGATCAGATCCAGCTTGAGATACGGTTAGCATTGGATGGTGCCTGGGAGAGCATGATTCTCGGGCCAGTCGACCGCATTGCGGTAGACCCCGCTCGGGATGAGGTGGTGGTTGATGGGCGCGATCTGACAGCCAGCTTTATAGAGGCGCGCACGCAGGAAAGTTTTGAAAACCAGACTTCAAGCGATATTGCAACGACGCTAGCGCTGCGCCACGGACTCGTTCCGATGGTCACGCCAACGACGGCTCTGGTCGGGCGGAATTTCCAAAATGACCATGTGCGTTCAACACTGGATCAGCATGCCCGTTCCAGTACCGAATGGGACCTGCTTGTCAGGCTGGCTGAATTGGAGAATTTCGATGTCTGGGTGGACGGGCAGACACTGAATTTTGCTCCGCTGGGCGCTAATTCGGACCCGATCCTGCTGATGCCGAGCGATTGCATCTCCATGAGGCTTGAACGTTCTGTTGCCTTGACCGCAGGGCTGAGCGTTGCGGTGAAGAGTTGGGACTGCAGGGGCACGCAAAGCATCTCGCAGACTGCGACGACCAGTGGCTACAGCGGAGACGCTGCGAGCTACGTGGTTGTCAGACCAAACATGACTGCGGATGCTGCGCAAAATCTTGCAAGCCGCATTGTTTCTCTGATGGCTCAGCAAGGGCGCGTGGTTCATATCGATATGCCCGGCGACCTGACAACATGTCCGCGTGGATCTTTGACTATCACCGATACGGGGACAGATTTTGACGGGCTTTACATGATCACGTCCGTCGAACGCTTCATTTCCTTTGAGCATGGATTTTCTCAGACAGTGGAAGCCAGGTTCCCGCCATGGACGGATTTCTAAATCTCTTCAAGGCACATGCATCACAGATCGACCAGGGCTGGGCGCAGCCGCGGTTGGCGACGGTGAGTTCGGTGGACCCAGCGACCTATACGGCGCGCGTGATTATTCAGCCGGAGGGGGTGCTTTCTGGCTGGCTGCCGATTGCTTCGCCCTGGATTGGCGCGGGTTGGGGGCTCGCCTGCCCGCCTTCGGCCGGCGATCAGGTTCTGGTGTTGTGCCAGGAAGGCGAGTCGGAGCATGGGATTATTGTTGGGCGGCTATGGTCGACGACCGCGACGCCGCCGGGTGCGCCCGTGGGAGAGCTGTGGCTGATGCATCAAAGCGGCAGCTTTCTGAAGCTGCATAACGATGGGTCGATCGAGAGCAAGGCGCCAAGCTGGACGCATAACGGCGACCTTCATGTTACCGGCAACGTCTTCGATTCGCATAATTCGCTTGCTGACCTCAGAGCTCATTACAATGAGCATGTTCATCCGCCCAGTGCCACGCCACCCAGTCCAACCGACTGAAGCTGCGCGAGAGATTTGGGGGTCTGGGGTCTCCAGGCCCCAGCGGGGATTGGGGTAGAGCCCCAACTCTTAACCCATGCCAGCGAGCGCGGGGAGTGAACGACCATGCAGGATGCGGCTTTGTTGTGGGGCGGAGACCTCTCCGCTGGACTCACGGGCGACATTGCGCTGGCGAGTGGAACCGCCCTCGGCCAGCAGCGCGTGCTGAGGCGGCTGCTGACCAATCCTGGCGATTATATCTGGCATTTGCAGTATGGCGCCGGGCTGGCGCAGTTCGTTGGTCAGACAACGAATGTGGCGGCTATCAGGTCGGTTATCCGGAGCCAGATTTTCATGGAATCGGCGGTTGCAAGGGTGCCGGAGCCGGAGGTTGACGTGCAAAACGCACAGAATGGCAGTGTCTACGTGTTTATCCGTTATGTCGACTCGACGAACGGCGGCACCCAGGTGTTGTCCTTCGCGGTGAATTCCTGAGATGATCCTGCCTCTACAAACTTTTACGACGCTTGTTCAGAACATGTCGGCGGCCGTGCAGGGGAGCGCAGCGCAGCTGATAGATCTTTCCGTAGGAAGCGTGCTACGCGCCTTGCTCGAGGCGTGCGCTTCCGTGGCGCTGTGGATGCAGTGGCTGATCCTGCAAGTACTTTCGATGACGCGTGCAGCAACCAGCAGTGGGAGCGACCTGGATAGTTGGATGGCTGATTTCTCGCTGACGCGGTTGCCCGGGGCGCCGGCAGTTGGTTCGGTAACATTCTCGCGCTACACTGTCGGAATTACCACCACGATTGCCGTGGGTCAGCAGGTCAGTACCAGCAACGGCGCCCAAAGTTTTGCCGTGGTTGCGGCCCCGAGCAATCCGGCCTGGGATGGGAACGGATATGTTCTGGCGGCTAACTCGGCAAGTGTGACCGTGCCGGTGCAGGCCACCACATCCGGCACTGCTGGCAACGTGCTCTCGAATAACATTCAGCTTCTTGCGACGCCCATTCCTGGCATCGATACCGTCACAAATGCCTTGCCGCTGACAGGTGGCGTTGATGCGGAGAGCGATTCCGCCTTTCGCGCTCGTTTCCAATTATATATCAATAGCCGATCGTTGGCGACAAGCGGTGCGGTGGAGTTTGCGATTGCGTCGCTGCAGCAGAGCCTTCGCTATGCGGTGCTCGAAAATGTCGATACGCAAGGGAACCCGTCGCCAGGGAACTTCTGCGTTATTGTGGACAATGGAACGGGTTATCCGCCGGCAAGCCTGATTGCCGAGGCGAGCGGTGCGATAGAGGCGGTAAGACCCATTGGCGCAACCTATTCGGTCAATGGACCAGTCGTCGTGGATGTAAATGTTGCCATGACCGTTATCACCTCCACTGCACTGACCGCGGTTCAGGTGGCGGCCGACATCCAGCAAAACGTGCTTGCCTGGGTGGCTGGACTGCCAATTGCAGGCACGCTCGCCGTTTCGATGATCGAGACGCTGGCGCATAATACCGATGCGTCGGTTGTGAGCGTGACCGGCACCACCATCAACGGCGCTGCTATGGATGTTACGGCACCTGATAATGGTGTGCTGATCTGCCTTGGCGTGACGGTGAACTAGGATGTTCGGTGATGTTTCCGACTTCATCCGTCGCATGTTGGCTGTCTTGCCGAATGGCTGGTTCGCGGATTCAGCAGTCCCGCCGCAGCCGGCTACCTACCTTCAGGCCGTTCTGGCGGGGTTTGGGACAGCCTGGGCCGCCATCTACAATCTGATTTCAACGGTTCGGCTCCTCACGCGGCTCGCAACCGTTTCTGGCCCTTTCCTTGACATGGCCAGCATTGACTTTTTTGGCAACAGACTGCCGCGCCGGCCGCAGGAAAGCGACGGCGCGTTCCGTCTGCGCGTACATCAGGAACTGCTGAGGCCACGGGCTACGAGGTCGGCGCTTGGTCTGGCTTTGACAGAACTGACCGGCACGCCGCCAACCATTTTTGAACCGGCTCGGCCAGCCGATACGGGGGGCTACAGCACCGGCGGCCTTGGCTATTCGACTGCTGGGGGGTGGGGCAATCTGGCTCTGCGCTATGCAAGCTTTGTGACGGTGACGCGCCCAGCCGGCGGCGGGATCGCGAGGTTCGCCGGGTATGGAACCGGTGGGCTGCTCTACTATGGCGATTTGTCGATGGTGACGACGCCGGTGACTGACGCAGATATTTACGCGACTGTTACCGCAATACTCCCCGCTGGCTACATTGCGTGGACGCGGATCGCGGGATGATGCCCGGACTCGACCGGGCAGGAAAGACGCTGTTTTCTCCGGACTACCTGTTCCCGCAACCGCAGATAGATGTTCACCTGGCAAATTCCGCACGTGACT